ATGGCGATCGCGCCATATGGGCCTGCCGCGTCCTCATCGAACGTCAGCGTATAGCCGAAGCCCCCGTTGCTCGTGCAACTGACGCCCGTGAAACCGTTGACGACCCACAGTGCCTGCACGGCCTTCGCAATCGCGTTGGCGGTCGTCTGGTTATCGCCCGCATAGGTAATCGGGCCGGTCGTGTCGGTCTGGATGGTAAGGGTGAAAGTATCCCCGACGTTCCAACCGCTTGAGAATGTGAGGCCCTGGATGTCTGCCGTGGGCGGGGGGCTGAGGCTGTCCGCGTAGTCGATCTGCGGGATGGCCGCGAACTGCGCGATAAACGTCTGGAAATTGTAGAACGACTGCGAGGCGACCCCCACCGCGAGCGGCGAGGATACCCGGACCAGAAATTGCGGCGGGTAGCTCGAATGCACCATCATCAGCGATTCCGCACTCGACTGTGCATCGAGATCCGCCAGATCCGCGCTGGCATACGGGAACGCAAGATAGTCCACGATCTGGCCGTCGAATGTGACGATACCGGAATGGTCCGTGAGCACCAGCATGTACGGTTCGCCGGTGGCGACTTCGAAGGGAATCAGCCGACCTTGCGAGATGCTGCCCGAATCTTCCCAGAGGGTGAAGTCGCCGAGGGTGACTTCCCCGGTCAGGTTCGTCCCGCCGATCTTCACAACGCGCCAGAAGCGCGCCGTGATCGATATGGGAGGATACGCAATGCCCGCCGTGCGCCGGTAGGTGTATTCGGCGGTGCTGTCCAGTTGCGGGAATGAAGGCCCTAGGGTCGTCCAGGCCAAGCCGTCGGGACTGGACTGAATGCAGAACTCCGTACTGGACCCCGTGCTGAGGGTCATCGCCACGCAGTCGGCAAAGAGGACGGGCTTTTGCGTCCCGAGGTCGACCTGACAAACGACATACGGATTGGTGGTGCCCGCTGGAGTCGTCGTCACCGACGCAGTGAGTGGGTTGTTGTCCGAGAGATTCGCCGCGACCCCGCCGTTCGGGACCGTGTAAAATCCGCTGAGGCGGGTCAGCTGGTTCGGCACGACGAACTTCTGCACCAGCCCGCGGCGGCGGCGAACGCCGCCAAGATGCACCATCTCGACGTTGATTCCCTCCAGCATGGAACTCACGTACGCATTCGTATCGACCCGGCCTTGCGCGCGCGGATCGAGAACTCCCGAGAGGAAGTTGTTTTGAATTGCGTGGGTTTGGAGTTCCTGGCCCACTACCGTACCTCGGTGAAGGGCTGGTTCTGCAGCGGCCGGTTCGGGCGGCCCTGCGCATCGGCGTACATCGCGCGACCGCGCTGGACGTTATACGCCTGCTCCAGCTTCGTCTGCGCGCTGTCCGATTCGGTGATCGGTTTGACCATGAGCTTCGCAAGGGCCAGGGAGACCAGGAGGGCGAAGTAGGAAGGGATCGTGGCCGGATCGGGCTTGAACATGTAGTCGAACACGAGAATCTGGGACGTCGTGCCGGAAGGCCCCGGCCCCGAGGAGACGTTCGTGTAGATGACGTCGGCGTAGATGTCGTATAGCCGGTCGGGACCCAGGCCATAGAAGCCGATCGGGAGCAGCATGTCGGGCGGCAGCTGGAAGCAAAACCGCCACTCGTTGATCGGGATGCTGTTCACCTGTGACAGCTGATCCTTCTTACAGGCGAACCGCCAACGGTTGCTTTGCAACTCGTTCTCATACGTCATGTCGAACAGAGCCGCGCCGACCGAGGCGGCGTAGCGTTGATCCGTCAACGAGTTCAGCGGCTTCTCACCGCACAGGACCGCTGCCGCCGAGAGGAGCGAGAGCTTTGTCTGATTGATAATCGGGACCTGGCTACTGGTCATGTTCTACCTATAGAGATTGAGGAACGGACCGACTTCCCAGGGACGTGGTTTGCCATGAAAGCATATGACGCGCGCATCGGGCGGGACGCCCTGCGCACAATGGACTTTCCATGACACCACTTGACCGGGCACTTCATCCTGCCAGCGCGCTGCCTCGTGCAGCCAGAACTTCTCGAACAAGAACTGATCGCCCCGGGGGTACTCGCGCATGCGCGCGGGGGGGTTCTCGATCCAGTAATCCCACACCGGTTGCACGAGATCGGCGTCGTCCGGGAAGTAGATCAGGCCGCCGCCGAGTCCTTCCTTGAGCTTCTTGCCGTCGCGGTAGAAGTCCCTGAGTAGCGTTAGCTTATCAACTGCCAGTATATCTGACAGGCTACCGCTTATCACAGTGTCCAGATCCATGAACAGGAAGTCGCCGGGGACTTCCGGATCGAGGAGTTCCATCTTCGCCCACCAGCCGAGCCACTTGTGCTTGAGCGGGCGCGTCGTCACGCCCGGGACCTGCACATTGCTCATGACCTCGAACGGGACGCCGGGCGCGTACTTCGCCAGCTGCTTCTGCAGCGCGTGTACGTGCCCGATGTTGTACTCCTGCTCCGTGATCGTCAACCCGCGGCGTAACGCCAGCGTGTTGAACACCGTTACGATTCGCATTGCTTAAAAGCCTCCAAGTGACCCCACTTCCGGCGCAGCATCTGCGCTGCTGCTTCCGGAGTTCCAGGCCACCTTCTCCTTGGACCGTGAATGTGCCAGACGACGCCCGGCACATACTTGAAATTCACACCGCCGAGCGCCCACAAGCGCCACAGCCAGTCGTTATCATCACACCCCGGCACATGCCGGTAATCCTCATCGAACCCGCCCGCGCGCTCGAACAGCGCCTTGTGGAACATCACGCAGAAGTGCAGATGCGTTCCGGGGGGCTTCGGCTGCCGGCCGCCGATGGGCGCAACCGGGGCGTCGGGGCCGGCGTACCAATCGCCGCGGCGCGTGTCGCGGCATCCGGTCGCCACGTAATCATTCGGTCCCGTTAACGCCTCAAGCATCCGGTAAAGGACGGGTTCGCGATGCTCGACTTCCGGGTTCGTCAGTACGATGATATCGCGCGTCGCATTCCGTACAGCGTGGTTGATCGGGACGCACGGATTCAACGCATAACCTTTCTGGGGAAGGAGCACAACACGGCCCTTCGTCGTGGGCGGCAGTAGCGAACCGTCGTCGCAGATAGAAAATTCGATGTCCAGATCTGGATAGACTTTCCGGTAGTTCTCGACCGCGCGCTTCAGGTCGTCCGGCCGGTTGAAGTGGGCCATGCACACGCTGATCATGGACGAGTCCAGACCGCATGGAAAGATGCATGGAGCGGGGGCTCCGACATCTGGATATCCCAGCCGGGGAAATCCTTCGGCATCCAGCCGCTCCGATGCTCCTGCCAGAAATCGCCACCCATGTCCCACGCATCGCCAGACTGGGGCAGGAATCCGTAGGGCGTGAACACGACAATCTGCTTCGGGTGCAGGTGATAGACCGCCTGCAGCAACTGCTTGCCGTGCTCCCGATCGAGGTGCTCGATCATGTCCAGCATGTAGATCGCTTCGTAGTCGCCCGGGTGAACGAAGCGCAGCGCATGTAGGGCGTGATCACAGATCGCGTTGTAGCCGGCCAACCAAAGCTGCTCGGCGTACGGGCGGTGCGGCTCGATGCACATGTGGGTGCGCGGCTCGTACCAGCCCATCGGACGGATGCCGGCCCCGATATCCAACACTCGGTTGCACTCGATCAGGCCGTGCGGGCGCGGGCATTCGCTCGGCTTGATCATGACTTCTCCTGGTACATGTCACAGAACATCGGAAGCTGCCACGGCCGGCGGTCGGGGCCTGCGCATAGCACGATGCGCGCACCGTGCGGGACGCGGCCCCACCGGGGGCCAAAGGGCGTCGGACGGATCATCTCGACGATGTTCACGACCTGCCCTGGAACTACGTCCTCCCAGTACCAGCCGCGGACTCGCGAGGCGACGAACCCGGCATCCCCGAACGCCTTCGCGTTGATGCCTGTCGGCCGGTTCGCGGCGATATGCTCACCGGGAGCATGGCGGAACTCCTCGTACAATGCCTCCATGCCCGGGGGCACGTACATCAGCGCGTTCCACCCGCCGCGCTGCGTGGTGTACACTTTAGTGAACAATTCATCCAGTGAACTGAGCACTACGTTATCCAGGTCGGTGTACAGGAACCCGCCGTCCAGCCGGAACAACTCGATCTTCGCCCACCAACCGGGCCAGTCGTGGAGCAGTGGAATGCAATCGACACCCGGCACCGGGACGTCCGACAGACATTGAAACACTGCCCCTGGCATGTGCTGCTTGACCTGCGCGGCCAGGACCTGCACATGATACGGGCGAAACTCGCCACCCGAGCGCAGCACGGTCAGAACTCGCTTCTCCATGTACGAGTTCCGACTTAGAAGATGCGGCGCTTACCGTTCACTTTGCGCAGCACCGGCACCCCAGGGATAGCGGTGATGTCGATCTGCGCATTCTGCCAGTCCGACGGGCCGCCTAGGGGCGAGGGACGAATCCACGCCGGGAGAGCGATGACGCCCTCGCTCATCGCGCGCTTCACGGTCTGCAGAAAACCCTTCGGGGCATGTGCTGGCGTGGTAGCGCCGGCGCTCTGTGTAGAGCCTTGCCCGCGGCCAGCACGTCCATATACCTTGATCACTTCCGGAAAGAAAGCGACCCGGTTCACGTTCACCCAAATTGCCATGTTGACGTCCTCTTACGAAAGCGTAGAAAGAATGGTGGCGGCGCTGATACGGCCCTTGTTCATGTAGTGGATCACGGCCTCTTGCTGCGCCTGAGCCAGCGCCTGGTCGGCGTATGCGCGCGAGACCGGGCTCAGGCTCGCGTTGATCGTGGCAGCCGCAGTCGTGGCAGCGACAATTTTCGCGTCCAGTTCCTTGCCGCGGGTATCCTTAGGGGATGCAGTTACAGTCATCGTAGTTCCTCGGGCGGTGCGCCCAGTTGCTCGCGGGTGAAACCGCTCATAGAAAACACCTTCCCCTTGAACTCCGTCTCGGCCAGCTGCTTGAAGCGTGACCGATACGCCTTGATGATGCGCGTCTCCTGGACGGGGATACCCAGGCCGTGCGCTATTCCGTGATCGCCGATCCGCTGGCAGGAGATATGCTGCGGCACTTTGGCTTCTCCGGAAAAATAGCCTGGCTGATCCATCGGGCAGCCACACAAGATCACTTCATCGAACCCGAGCATGAAGCCGAGCTTAACCGCTTTGCTGGCGGAGGTAGCTCCAGCCCCGACCTCGTGCGGCCACCAGTCGGTCACGCTCGGGTACATCTTCGCGTACATCTCGCGCCGGTGCGGGTGCGCGCAGGCATGGAGCCGGTACTTCGGCCCGTGGGGGAAGCGCTCAGCGCGCCCGCGCGCGAAGAACTCAGCCTTCTCCTCGTGACCCGCCAGCACATGCTCGGCGTTCTCGATCGCAGTACAAGCCCCGTTCACCAGCATCAGGGCTGCGAATGGGCGGAGCCTCAATGCCTTCTCCACGTCGTCGTACAGGCACGGGGCACTGCCGACAACGAGCATCGTGCCCATAACTTACGGAGAATAATAAGTCGTCAGTATCCCGCCTAAAATGATGAACCAATCTAAGCCGGAAGTAGACAACTGGCCGGAGCTCGTCACATTCAATGTCGTTGTGGTGTCGAAAGCCGTATACGTCGGCGTGTTGGCATTGTTGTTAATGTCAGTTGCGCCGTTAGAGATGTTCGGGTAGATGATCTGTAAGTTCGTCGCACCGGCATTTCTCACGGTGCGCCGGATGCCGTACCAGTCATTCGAGACCACGCCGTTGAGCCCGAATGTCGTCCCAGAGAGTTGATACCGCCAAGTTATCGTATCCGCGTCATTGGTTCGGTAAGCAAAAGACTCGATCGTGAAAGAACCCTGAGTCCCTAGGCTATTCGCTGGCAGAGCGAGAGTCAAAATGGTCTGCGCTGCGGTACTCTGGTTGAAGGCCCCTGGACTGTTGCCGCCACTGAAGGCGGTTGGGCTGCCCGGGATGACCGGAATGCCACTAGCCAATGTGTTCGTGAATACCTGGCAAACGGTGGTCGTTGCGCATGTCGCGTAGTAGACGCCGGCCGCGGAACCGGAAGCGCAAGGGCCAGACCCGGAGGCACAAATCGCATTCGCTGGAAACCACAAAAATATGCTTGTGAATGTCGTCGGCAAAGCCGTCGAGTATGCAGCCGTACCCGTCAGCGGTGTGCCAACAAGCCAGACGACGTTATTGGCGAACGGACCGGTGCCCGAGAGAGTACCGCCGCTAACTGTGCAAGTCGCAACCGTGGTGCTCGACTGCGCGGTAATTGTGCAATATTTATACGTGGTGTCCTTGATCGTAATCACACGACCCACGTCAGACGCTGTACCTAAGAGTGTGGCGGCACTAAATGTTGCCGTAACTGATCCGCTAGTCGCGCTAACAGAAAGAGTGGCCGAGGACGCCGCGGCCTGCCCGATGACATAAGTACCGACAGCATCTGGAAAAGACCCGGAGGGGCCAATGCCCACAGGCAGCCCCCAATTGAACGGGATGTTCATGCCCTGCGTAGTGGTAACGGTCGTAAACTTGCCGGTGTTGGGCGTGGTACTGCCGATCGCTGGGGGCGATACCAGCAAGCTATTGACATACGTCCCAATCTGGGCTGCCGTTCCGGTCTTAGTAACGCCGCCCTGATTACCTAAGAATATTTCTGTTCCGCCAAGCGCGCCCATCGACGGCTCAGCAGAGATCTTCGTGTCAGCCAGCGCCGCCGTAGTGACAGCACATGCAAGGAAGGCGAGTAGAATTCGTTTAAACATCATGTCACCCGTTAAGAACGCGGTTGCCCGCTTCATCGGAAACAAAATTGCCCGCTTCATCAAGAACGCGAGACCCGGTGCCCAAGGAGGGCGCGCTACCGAAAGGTGCGACGTACCCCGGCACAGCCGGGACGTTGATCAATAAACCTGCAGTCGTCGTTGTCGAGTTGCCAAGCGTCCCGCCCAGAGGGCCGAAGCCGATGCGGAAGCGCGCCCAGTCGCCGCGGCCGCCGTTCGTCAGCGCATTGGCAATCGCCAACGTCGCCAGGTTCGCAAGATTCTGCCGCGTATTCCCGACGTTGAGCGAGCCCTGCTGCAGCGAGCGCAGCCGACAGGCGATCCGAAACGGTATCCAGTTCGTCATTAGCGTATCCGACGGCAACGCAAGAAGGCTGATTCGTTCTGAGTTCCGCCACTGAATGCCGATTCCGTATTCGCATACACCGTGGTCGTAGAACTGATGTTCTCCTGCACGGTGACACCCGGCGGCATTTCATCGGCCGTCCCGATAACGCCCGAGGGGATGCGCATCTGCGTGTAGTTACCTTGCGCAGGGAGACTCCCCGCCGAGGTATTGACGCCCGTGAAGAACGCCGTCGCCGTGACACTGGTCACGCCAGAAAATACCGAGACATCCGTGCAATCCCAGTCACCCGGGGTGAGCTTCATGCCGGCCGCGCCGTACACCGTAAGGTTTGAGCCGAACGCGCCCATCCAACCGGTCTGAGTCCCAGACTGCGAACCTGTGGTCGTGACGTGGTTCGTGCCGGCGAGCGCGTGGGCGGCGGTGTCCGAAATCTCGAACGTGTCACCGGAGAGCGTTGCGCCGTCAATGTAGTAGGTCGTGCCTGGCGCGAGTCCGGTCGGTAACGCACCGCCCGAGTTCGTAAAGTTGATCGGGCATTCCCAGTTTACGGGGTTTGGACTTGACGCCGAGAACGGGTGAGAAGCCCAGGTGACAACAGCCGGGGCGGCAATCGTTACTGTTATCGTCGCGGTCGAGTCGCCACCACAACTGACCGTTTGCAACTCCCCGACAGAACCCGCCTGCGCAGCATCCGCCAATGCCGTCCCGACGATACCCTTCGTGGTTGAAGGGATAATAGTGTCGGAGGAATAAACATGCACCGCATTCAAGGTGCCGACACCTTTCGCGCCGCCGGTTGCGGCACCGAGTACGAGGCCGTTCTGCAATGTCTCCTCAAGACCGTATTGAGTCGTGACGCTCCGCGCGGCTATATTGAAATTGCCGTTGAGCAACTCCCCGGTATTGAATGCCTGCGTAATCGTAATCGTCTGGCCGTTGGCGACGTTGCCCGTCTGATTGGCGGACATCGTAATCGTAGTAACGCCAGCCGTAGTCGAAACGCTTGAGATCGTCGTGCCGGCCGGAATAAAACCTTCACCGCCATCCGAGATCCACGCACCGGGGCTGGCCGCGGGGAGACTAGCGATATTGAACGTCAGCGTTGGCGTCCCGGAAGTCCCTTGGGCGGCGGTCGGCGCAGTGACGCTCTTGCTGAACAGATGCACACCGTTCAGCGCGCCGCCATCCGACTCAAATACGTCTCCGATAAACGCCCCAGGGTACGAACCTTCAGTCCACCCGTCAAAGGCATTCACCAACTCGACGGGGCCAGTAGTCGCCCCTTTATTGTCTGACGGGCGCGCTCTTATTCCGTCGCCGCACGTCGTAAGGCCCAAGGTCTGCGCCACGATTTCCCTACAGATGTTATCTGAAATTACACGCACATGATTGCTTGTGGGGTCGGGGTTGCTGGCAATCACGTCGGTCTCAGTACCCACCAGCGCAAACTGAGCCCCGGTCAGATCTTTGGCGACGAAATTGGCGGCGAAGGGATTACCGTCCCCGCCGGCGTTTTTATCTGCCTCAACCTGCAGTACCACACAGGCTACGCCATCGTAACTCGGATTACCGGTCGGACAAATCGTCTGGAATACTACAGAAGTTTCCTGGGCAGTGATATTGGCCCCAAGCGTGTCCAGTAGACTCAACTCGATGCCGGAGAGTGAGGAACTATTCGCTTTCTGAATCCGGAGATTCGGGCGGTTATTTCCGGAACCTGTGACCGTAACTCCGAAGCCCAGCGGGGCGGTGAACCACGGTCTGGTCGCATCCCCGATATACTTTCCGCCTATAAGAACCGAATCATACCACTGGGACTGGAAGTGTAATGCCCCGTTCGAGTCCACATTGAGCACACCGCCAGAAGCCGGCAACCCGGGCGTGGAGATGCTTGGCAGCACTAGCTGAGATACGCCGGTCGTCCCGAGGTACGTGCTGAGCCAACTCGGATTAGTGAAGTTCTCGTTGATCTTACCGAAGTCTTTCCACAGCGGATCGCCTTGTGACCCGTTGCCGACCTGAGAGGCCGAAATACACGGTGTATTCGTACCGGCGATGCAATAGACCAGCGCCTGCGCCCGAACTGCGGGGGCAAGCACGGAGAGCAGAAGTGCGAGAAGCGTGACTCGTACGAACTGTTTCATGAGACTCACAATTCTCCAAAATAAGGGGTGGGGTTTGCAGTCCCCCACCGAAGGACAGCTTAGAAGCTGTTCAGGGTCGTGTTGATTGTGGTGAAGTTGAACAGATCGACCACACCGGCCACTGCGGGCGAAGCCGCGATGTTCCGGGTGTTCGACTTGACAACGGCCAGACCGGCGCTCCACGGGGAAGCGGCGCTCGTGACGTACACCAAGTCACCAACCTTCAACTTGCCAGCGATGGCGTTGAAGTAACCACTGGTCGCGACAGTCGTCAGCGAATCCGTGGTAACGTAGGTCCAGATCGTCGGGCAGTTGTCGTTCGCGGGACCGACGCGGGTTAACTGCGCATTGAAGCTTGAATAGGCCATGTTGCGTATACTCCTTAAGTGCCGTACACGTTGACGATGACCACACCCAGCGAATCTATGATGGCCGAGCCACCCATGTAGATTGACTGGGACAACCAGGCATTGTTGACCGGAATGTAGTCAACGCGGCTGTTCGGCTCGATGGCGGTCGCAAGACCGACAGCGGCGCGATCATACGCGAAGCATTCCGTCACGTTCGTAGAGCCGGCCGGCAGGCCACCTTCCACGCGGTTTTCAATCACCTTGAAGGTGAAACCGAACGCCTTTTTGTTGTTCATGTCGGCATCGGTCAGCAACCGCATCGTCTGGTAATCGGCGCTCGTGACCTCGATCTCGGCCAGAGCCGTTTCGAGGGCAATCGCGTTGATCGCCATGAAGTGGTCACCACCAGACGCCTGCTGCTGCACCAGGTAACGCTTGGCGTGGCGGATCTTGTCCGCAGTCAGGCCAGTGTTGGTGCCCGCATACCCGGAAGTTACCGTGCCGGCCGGATTGCTCACCGCGGCAAGCGCGTTGATAACCAGCTGGTCCTCGGCACGACCGATGGCCTTGGCATTGTCCTTCGCCAAGTACGTGCGCTCGTCAATGTTGGTCTCCGCCTGGTCGAACAGGTCGGTGTAGTCGCCAACGCGCCAGTTGGTCAGCGTCGCGAATATCTTCGAGTGCGAAGTGTCGTTCGGGGTGATTTCCTCAGCCGAAGCGGTCTGTTGATAGGCGACTGAAGCGCCAATCTTCCGGAACGCGAACTGCTGACCAACCACTCCAGACTTCACACGCACTGTCGGGCGCAATACGCCTTCACCCTGATACGCGAGTTTGACCTCGGTATCGAACGCGGCAATTGCCGCATTCGTGGTGCTGGTATAAGTGCCCCCTAAATGAATGCTCATCTTTGGGATTCCTTGAGTTGAAAGGGGAGAGTCTCATCATGCCGGTTTCCACGGCGATTAGTTCGATCGGGGTCCCGTTGCCGGCCCTCTCTCACCTTGCGCTGTCTCGTAGCACTTACGGTGGCGACTGATGCGGGCTCTTTCGAGGTCCCCGCGGTCATCCACAAAGGTTAATTTCGCCTGGACCCTCCCATGAGGGTCCAGTGGGAATTAGCCTTCCAGTGACGCAAAATACTTGCGATACCGGTCGTCAATTTCCTTCGCATAAGCCGGATCGACGTCCTTGCGGAACCGTCCGTCGGGCATCTTCGCAGCGTGTGCCGTTCGGATGGCCTCGAGACCGTCAGGACCGCCAGCACCGCGCGTATCTTCGCCGGGCTTGGGCATGCGCGTCTGGGTCGTCTTGCCCATGATTTTTTCGACGACGGCGAAAACCCGTGCGGCTTCCTTGCCCGTCATCGCCTGCCGGAGCGTGTCGTACTCCGTTCCCAGGTTGGCCTTGCCCCATGCGGCCACCGCCGAAATGCGCTCGTCCGCATTCTCGCCGATGCTGGCCTTGATCTGGGCCATGTTCGGGACCTGCGCGGCCTCGTACTGATACAGGCTCTCAAGCAGCTGGTTGAAGCCTTCCTGATTCAGGTTGCTCTCACCGGCCCACTTGGTAAAGCCCTGCATCAGGGGGTGTTCGAAGTTGAACTGGTCCTTGAGCTTCGAGGTATCGTACTTGACCTCGCCCTTCTCGTCCTTGGGCGCACCGACGAATGAGCCGAAGCGCTTGGAGAGTTCCGGATAGGCTTTCGCCTGCTCCGTCACGCTCTTGTACTTGTCCTGCAGGAACCAACCGGGCTTCTCGCCCTGGCCCATGACCCCATCGGCCAGGAGCCATGCCTTGCCGCCATTCGGATCGGCCGCGGCCTCGGCGGCCTTAACCAGCGCGCGAGCCGCCTCAAGCTTCTCGGCGTCTGTCTGCGGGGCGGCCGGGGGTGGCGCGGGGTCCGCCGGCAGCAGCGATTCCCCCGCGGGAGCCGGCGCTGCGGGCGGGGCAGCCGGTGGGTCTGCTGGAGCAGCCGGAGGCGCTGCAGGAGCCGCAGGAGCGGCCGGAGGAGCTACAGGAGCGGCGGGAGCAGCGGGGGCTGCTGGCGGGGCTGCTGGGGCTCCGGGTGCCGCTGGCGCGGCCGGAGGTGTCTCAGTCATTTCGTCCTCGGTTGGGGTTGGTTGACCCCGTTGTTGGCAAACTCAATCTGCGCCGCGATAGCTTCCACGAACTCGCGTCTGGCGTTGTAGTACGCATATTCCTGCGCACTGGCACCGGGCGGTATGGCTTGGTTGCGCACAAGCCGCGTCCAGTGCTCGAATAAGGATCGTGCCCGCGGTTCCGATGTCGGCCCTGCGAACACGAGATACTTCTGCGCAAACACCAGAGCATCGCTCTGTGCCTGCGCCTTCTGCTCCTTAGCCTTCGGGAACAGGAAATCGTCGTCATTCTCCGTCACTCAACTTCTCCTACTGCTGGTTGGGCGGCGGTGCCCCCGTGTCCTCCGGCTGCTGCGCGCTGGCCTCGCCGTGCGCGGCCGCAGCGGCATGAGCGCCTGTCTGCGCCACCTGATTCTGCTGGAGCGCCGCTCCGGCGGTCGCCGCCTGTCGGGCCATGTCGTCCCGGTCGGCATCCGTCATGATAAACCGCTCCGGCACACCGTTCAGCCGTGCGGTGTATGCGGGAATGTCCTTCATCTTCAGGCCCATCGAGAGGGCCGCGCCGCCCAGCTGCGGGCCGAGCGGGCCCCCGGGGCCGAGCAGCTGGATGGTTTTCTCCAGCGCCATGATGTCGTCCGCGTTCTGAGTCGTCGCGAAGGGCGAAGTGTACTTCACCGCGACCAGCCGACCGTCCACCCGGAACTTGGGCATTTTGCCCTGCTTCTGCAGGATGAACACGCCTCGGCGGACGATGCGATCGAGGAGCTCA